AAATGAAAACCTACCAAGACTTCGTGAACATTCGCGGCTGGGCGCATGCCCGCAACCTGGTCAATGGAAGTACGACCGACAAGCAGTTCCTGAAACTCATCGAGGAGATCGGTGAGTTGGCCGCTGGCCTGGCACGCAAGGACCAGGTCAAGGTCATGGATGGCATCGGCGACGCGGTGGTGGTCCTGACCATCATGGCCGAGCAGATGGGCTTCTCGATCGAGGCGTGCATCGAGATGGCCTGGGACGAGATCAAGGACCGCAAGGGTCGCATGATCGACGGCGTTTTTGTGAAGGAAGCCGACCTGTAAAAAGACCACTTGACACTCCATTACGGTTTAGGTTTACAATGACCGAACCGTAACCAAATGGAGATCGTCAAGTGGCATCCCCCCGAATCGAAGCGGCCCGCCAGGGCCAACGCAAGTACACCGGCAAGCCCTGCAAGGCCTGCGGTGGCACCGAGCGGTATGTCATCAACGCCGGGTGCGTCGAATGCACCAAGAAGTCCAAGAGCGCCAGCGAGAGCAAGATCCGCGAGATCCTCGAGCAGGCCAAGGCAGGTGCGTGATGAACTACTACGAGCACCACATCGGTGACTATGCGCAGGCGACAGCGCATCTCACCTTCGTGGAGGACGCGGCCTACAGCCGTCTGATACGAAAATACTACGCCGAGGAGCGGCCATTGCCTGCTGAACTGGCGGCGGTCCAACGCTTGGTTGGGGCCAGAACACGGGAAGAAAAATCTGCGGTGCAGACCGTGCTCGAAGAATTTTTTTTCCTCGAGGCTGATGGCTGGCACAACAAGCGAGCCGACGCTGAGATCGAGCGATACCGTGAAAAGTCCAGCAAAGCCGCCGCTTCCGCGAGGGCCAGGTGGGATAAACCGCAATCCACTGGCAATGCGAACGCAATGCGAACGCATACCGAACGCAATGCTCACCAGACACCAGACACCATACACCAGACACCAATAAAAAATACAAGGGACAAGCCCTTGTCGTGTCCTGATGGCGTGGCCACAGAAGTCTGGGATGGATTCCTGAAAGTCCGCAAGGCAAAGAAGGCACCAGTCACCGAAGCGGCACTGGCAGGCATACAGCGTGAAGCACGCAAGGCAGGCTGGTCACTGAACGCGGCATTGACCGAATGCTGTGCCAGGGGCTGGGCAGGATTCAAGGCGGACTGGGTGAAGACAGACGCCGAGAAAAAGATGTCGCCTTACCAGGCATCGGTGAGAGCGGCAGGCATTGCAATTTTTGGAAACTTGGAGGAACCCCAACATGAGCAACACACAACCATCGACATCACACCAGGAACCCAGGCGCCTGCCGGACTCTTGGGTTCAGAAGATATTTAGCACCATGCAAGGCCACTACGGTAGCAAGTGGATGAACATGTGGAAGATCGGCCAGACACTGCCAGATGGATCAGATGCAGGCATCGTCAATGCGATGAACCACTGGGCAGAAAAACTCGGCGGCTACAAGGACCACCCAGAGACACTCAAGCGTGCGATGGAGAACCTGCCAGCAGAGCCGCCAACACTGCCACAGTTTTTGATTCACCTGCGCCAGTCGTATGTCGAACCGAATGTGCTGAAACTTGAGAAGCAGTGGACCGCTGAAGAACTTGAGAAGAACAAACAGCGAGCCGCTGAATGCATGCAACAAATCAGAAAAATGTGGAGTCAGAAATGAGCGAAGCACTTGAGCGCGTGATTGCTGAACAGCAAAAAGAGATCGACCGACTGAAGTCGTTGGAGAAATCAAACCTTGAAGCATGGGTCCGTGAGAACAAACGCAACGAGAAATTCATGGATGCGTTTTGGTTGTTGTGGCGCAACCCTGCCGATCAAGGTTGCAAGCGCAACATGCACAGCGTGCTAATCGAGCAAGGCTGGTGCTTGTCGTGCGAGCGTCAAATGAACTGGTGCGAGTGTGACTATGACTGATCAGCAAAAACACATCGACGATATTGGCGATCGATTTGCACATCGCCTGGCGATCATGCTTGAGTGTGCATTGCTTAGTCCAGAGAAAACATGGGATGAAGCGCACGCACTGCTTGATGAGTACCGCCAGGCACTTTATGAACGAGACAGGGCAATGGGTTTGCCGTATGTCAGTGGATTTGGAAAGGATTGATATGAGCATGATCAAAACAATCGGAGTGTGGCTGTTGTTGCTGGCCGCATTTTTAATCGTCAATCAGATGGATTACGAAGATGCCATCGAGCAAGAGCAACACTACTGCGACATGGTGCGTGAAGGTCACTGGCCAGCATACAAGCCAGAGATCGATTGCAAGCGCGTAGATCAACAGCACATGGTGAGAGGTATCAAGTTATGAACGAAATTGACACTGGTGGATCAGCGTTTCCAACCCACGGAAATTTTGGTGAACTTACACAAGATGGTATGACACTGCGTGATTACTTTGCGGCCAAGGCGATGCAAGGAATTTGCGCAGGAAGAGACGAGGCTGGCATCCTGATTCACCACGGATTTGAGTGGATCGCATCAGAGTCGTACAAGATCGCTGACGCAATGATCAAGGCGAGGAATGAATGAGGAAGCGAAGCAAGTACAGACCAAAGCCTGCTGTCTTGCCAAAGATGTTTCGCCACAGCAAGGAGGCTGACATCGACTTGCAGTTGGTGCCGCACCAGGAGTTGGAAAAGTTCAAGACCGGCGAGGCTGACGAGTACACATGGAACACGGTGTGCTTCAGGCTGAACTGGGGGTATGTGATGTCGGGCGATCACTTCGATTCTGTCGAGGCACGCGAACTGATGGAGCGATCGCTTGCGGCAATACGGTCGGTGAAGACCAGGCACGAGAACACAGGGCGGTGGGGAACAACAGGCGAGGAGTTCAACATCATTGGCCAGGCATTGAATTTGACGGATGACATGCAGATGAACACAACAAGAAAACAGCAGGACCAATCGCTTCAGACGCTGTTGCGATTGAATGAACTCAAGATCAAGGGTGCGCTATGACATACGGCAACGCATCGCAAGACTATCAAGGACGCCAAAGCGTGGGCGTCAACATTGGCGAAGAGATTTTCGAGCAGTGGTGTGAGCGCACCGGCTGGAATTGCACGCGCCTGGGCTTTGATGAAAAGTTCGCCAATGTCGGCGCGTTCTACAACTTGAACCCCGTGCTTCGCAACATGCCGGACTATGTGATCCAGCGCGATGATCGCACCTTCGCTGTGAATGTGAAGGGCACGCCCAACATCAAAGAAAAAGAGCGCCTGCTGTTGCCTCAATTGATCGAGTCCTATTCGTCACCGAAGGCGCCGTTGATCTATATCTTCTGCATTCGCGGTGACCGCATCAGGTTCGCAGAAGCAGAGCACATCATCGAACTGTATGACATCGAGACTGACAAGCAGTGGCACGACGGCGTGGTGTATCGCACGATCAGGCTGGAGTATGTGAGATGAACATTGGCCACCTGCTCATGACAATTGGCGAGATGATGATCGGCGCCGGAGTGTTTGCTGGCATGCTGTGCCTGGCAATTTATTTTTACCTTGGAGATGACGAATGAAATTTGCACGAGTGTTTGATGTGGCCCGCTATGGCCAGATCGTGATGATCAAAAAACAAAGCGACGAGGGTGCGCCTGAGTTGCGATTCTTTTGCCAGCCTGAAGGCTACGGCGTGTGCTCATTTGCCATCGGCTGGAACGATGACGAGCACGCAGAGCAGAAACTCGACACAGCATTTGAACGCATGGTGATGCGCGAAGCCATCGAGATCTGCGACGGCTACTTCAAGCACATGGCCGCATCGGCCCAGCGCCATTGAGCCGCGAGAAGTACGAGATCGATGTCACGCTCCACGATGGGCGTGTCGTTGGCTCGTGGTCACGCGAGTGGCTGGTGGAGTGTGAGGCGCAACACCTGCTGAAGATGCCGCTCGCAAAGCGCAGGCACGAACTCGACGAGCGTGTCAAAAAGCGCGGCGCCAAATCCGTCGATGAACTCAAGGCCGTGATGTCCTCGATCCACGCAAAGAGAAAAACATGACAGCATTACAACAAGCAAAACGCATTCTCGACATGACGCGAGATGGA